CCCTGCTGGGAAGTGGCGGCCAGCTACGCCGCGCGAACCGCTGTGTTTATCAGCGCGGACGTGGCCCGCCCGACGCAGACCGGCGAGCTGGTGGGCATTGAACCAGCCGACCCGTCCGACCGCTTCATGCTGACCGAACGGCAATCGCTGCTGCAAAGCGGCGTGGCGACGGCGTACTACGAAGGCGGCGCCTACCGTATCGAGCGGGCGGTGACGACCTACCAGAAGAACGCCTATGGCCAGGCCGATGATTCTTACCTGGACAGCGAGCCGCTACACCAGTCGGCCCATGTGCTGCGCCGCCTGAAGGCTGTGATTACCAGCAAGTACGGCCGCCACAAGCTGGCCAGCGACGGCACGAACCTCGGCGACGCCGGCGGCATCGTGACGCCGAAGGTGATCCGCGGCGAACTGGTCGGCACCTATCGCGCCCTGGAGCGCGACGGCATCGTCGAGAACACGGAGCTGTTCAAACAGCACTTGATCGTCGAGCGCGACCCGAACAACCCGAACCGCCTGAATGTGCTGTTCCCGCCTGATCTGGTTAACCAGCTGCGCGTTTTCGCGCTGCTGTACCAGTTCCGCTTGCAGTACCCCGACGCGGCCTAAGCCGTGACCGTTCAACAGCCCGCCGCCTGGCGGGCTTTTTTGGAGTGTAGGAAATGGGCCAGAAAGTAGCGGGCACCGTTTATTTCAAGATCGACGGCGCGCAGCTGGTGATCACCGGCGGGGTGGAAGCGCCGCTGAACAAGTACAACCGCGAAACCATCGTGAAGGGCTATTTCAAGGAAGAGGACGTAATTCCCTTCCTGAAGGTCGACGCGGTGAAAACACCCGGCGTCGACTGGGCAAAGATCGCCAACGGCACCGACATGACCGCGACCGCCGAGTTCAAGGACGGCTCGACCTATGTGCTGACGGGCGCCTATGTCGTGGGCGACCTGAATGTGACGGGTGACGACGGCAAGGTCAGCATTGAACTCAACGGCAGCGAAGGGGATTGGCAGTAATGGAACGTACCGAAATCAAGTTGTCGCAGCCGATCAAGGCGCACGGCGAAGAGGTCGCAACGCTGAGCATGCGCCGGCCAACTATGGCCGAGGTGCGCAACATCAAGGGTTTTCCCTATGTGCTGGGGGAAAACATGCTGCCGGTGGCGGATACCGAGAAATCGGCCAAGTACATCGCGGTCTGTTGCGCCATCCCGCCTTCGTCTGTCGATCAGTTGAACTTGCATGACTTCAACAAGCTGACCTGGGAGGTGATCGGTTTTTTCGTGAATCCGGCCGTGAACTCGCCGACCTCCGAAGCGGCGAGCAACTTGCCTTCGACCTTGCCCACTACTGGCGACTAGACCCCGAGGCGATGTTGAACCGCCCGCTCGACGTGCTGTTCGAGTATGAGCAGCACGCCTTGCGGCAGATCGAAGAACGGAGGCGCGCGGCCGATGGCTGATAAATTCCAACTCAAGGCGCTGATTACCGGCGTCGACAAGCTGTCGCCGATGCTGAGCGGCGTGCGCAAGAACGCCACGCAGCTGCGCAAGCAGTTGAAGGCGTCAGACCTCGGCAATATCGGCTTTTCTGACGTGCTACAGGGTGGCGCCATTGCGGCGCCGTTCGTCATGGGGGCGCAGGCGGCCATGCGCTTCGAGTCGGCAATGGCCGACGTGCGCAAGGTGGTCGACTTCGACACGCCAGAGCAGTTCGCCGCGATGAACGACGACGTGCTCGATATGTCCGAACGCCTGCCGATGGCGGCCGAGGGCATCGCGCAGATTGTCGCCGCCGGTGGCCAGGCCGGTATCGCCCGCGAAGAGCTGGGCCGCTTCGCCGAGGACGCGGTGAAAATGGGCGTCGCCTTCGACCAGACCGCCGACCAGTCCGGCGAAATGATGGCCAAGTGGCGCACCGCCTTCAAACTGTCGCAAGACGGCGTGGTCGAGCTGGCCGATCAGATCAACTACCTGGGCAATACCGGGCCAGCGAATACCAAGCAGATTTCCAGCATCGTGACGGCCATCGGCCCGCTGGGCGAAATCGCGGGCCTGACGGCCGGCGAAATCGCGGCGATGGGGGCGACCCTGGCTGGCGTGGGTGTGGCCGAGGACGTGGCCGCGACCGGCATGAAGAACTTCATGCTGGCCATGACCGCCGGCGACGGTGCGAGCAAGGCTCAGCAAAAGACCTTCAAAGCGCTGCGGCTTAATGCCGCCGACGTGGCCAAGGGCATGCAGACCGACGCCGAGGGCACCATCAAGCGGGTATTGGCCGCCGTCAGCAAGGTCGACCCGACCAAGCAGGCGGCGGTGCTGACGCAGCTGTTCGGCAAGGAGTCGGTGGCGGCCATTGCGCCGATGCTGAGCAACCTTGACTTGCTGTCGGAGAACTTCGCCAAGGTGGGGGACTCGACCGTCTACGCCGGCTCGATGAACAAGGAATATGAGGCCCGCGCGAAAACCACGCAAAACAGCCTGCAACTGTTGCAAAACCGCGTGGTGCGCCTGGGTATCAGTGTCGGTGCCGCGCTGCTGCCGCCGTTCAATGATTTCATGGAAACCATTGGGCCGGTGATCAGTGGGGTTTCCGAGCTGGCGGCGGCGAATCCCTGGCTGGTCAAAGGCATCCTCGGCGCCGCCGTGGGCTTCGGCATTCTGCGGCTATCGGTCATGGCTTCGAGCATGGCGCTGGGGGTCATGAATGCCGTGGCCGGCATGAGCCCGATTGGTCTGGTGGTGCGCGGTATCGCGCTGGCCGCCGGCTTTCTGCTCGCCAACTGGTCGACGGTTGCGCCCTATTTCACAGCTATGTGGGAGTGGATCAAGGGTGTTTTCGTCAACGGCAGCGCGCAGATCGTCGGCTTCTTTACAGCCGCCAGCACGCAGATTATCGGAGCCCTGGGCACGCTATGGGAGATGTTCAAGACCGTCGCGGGCTTCACGCCGCTAGGGCTGATCATCGCCAACTGGGAGCCGATAGTCGCCTGGATGAAGGGTCTGTGGGAGCGCGTGCGGCCGTACCTCGAACCCATTATGTCCGCCGCCGAGTGGGCCTTTGGGGGTGATGAGGCCGCCCCGGCCGCCAGTCCGTCACCGGCCGTCCCGGCTCCGGTATCACTCGCGCCGGTGATGCAGGATTCGCCGCCGACACCCATTGCGGGCGCCGAGAAATGGCAGCGCCAGAGCAGCCCGCAGTCTGGTGCGGCCGTTTCTTCGCTGCCATCGGCTGGCACGACCTCCCTGGCGGCGCAGGCCGCTGCGGTTGGCGGCGCGAACCTGCAAGGGCAGATGGTGGTGCGCTTCGAGAACGCGCCGCCGGGCATGCGGGCGGAGCCCGCGCAAACCAACCAATCGGGCTTGAGCGTGACGCCGCAGGTCGGCTACCGCTCGCTGGCCCAGCGTTGAGGGCTGAACCATGACAACCTGGCGCGAGCAGCTACAACCCGCGTCGTTTCGCGGGGTGCGCTTCGAGGTCGACAGCGACAGTTCGCCGGTGGGCCGGCGCACGCAGACGCACGAATTCGTGCAGCGTGACCAGCCCTTCGTCGAAGACCTGGGCCGGCAGACGCGCGAATTCAAACTCACCGCGTTCGTGATCGGCGCCGACTGCTACGACAAGCGCGACGCCCTGCTCGGTGCCCTGGACAAGCCAGGCCCCGGCGAGCTGGTACACCCGCAGTTCGGCAAGCTGAACGTGACCGCCGCCGACTGTTCGGTGAGCCACGAACGGCGCGAAGGCGGCCTGGTGCGCTTCGATCTGGTGTTTATCGAGGCCGGCGAAAAGGGATTTCCGGTCGGCACGCCGAATACCAGCCGCCAGCTGGTGAAGGCCAAGCGCGGATTGTTCGATATGGCCGGCGAGAAGTTCACGCAGGCGATGGGCTTGGTTAACGCCGGGCGCGCGAAGATGACGGCGCTACAGAACGCGCTGGCAATTCCGTTCAGCATGGCGCAGGGCTATTTCGGCGAAATCATGCGGGCGGTTGGCAGCCTGACCGGCTTCGCCGACAAGCTGGTCGGCAGTCCGGGCGCGTTCCTGAGCCTGTTTTCCTCGCTGCGCGGTGGTCCGTCAGGGCATTCAAGCAGTTTCTCCGGCTACGCCTCGGGCCTGCAAGCGCTGCTCGACAAGGCCGAGGCGGTGCGCACCTTGAGCGGCAGTTATGCCTATGCCGGCGACAGCAACACGCGCCAGGTGGCCGCTGCCGCGCAGCGTCTGGTGCGTGACGCGATTCTGGTGCAGATGGCTGACGAGGCGGCCGCGCTGCCCGTGGCGAAGGCCCCTGTCGCCCCGCCGGCGCGCCCGGCCATCGAGCAGCAGTTGGCGCAGCCTGTTGTCCGCCCCGAGGTGCCGGTGACGGCCGACGTGCTGGCCGTGCGCGATCAGCTCGACGCGGCCTTTTGGGCGGCGGCGCTGGATGAAGCCGACCACGAGCGCTTCGAGCAGCTGGAGGTCACGCGCAAGGCGCTTTATCGCCACCTGACGGCCGTGGCTTCGGCTGGCGTCAGGCTGGTGGAGGTCAAGCCGACTGCGCAGGTGCCCGCCCTGGTACTGGCGTATCGACGTTTTGGTGACGCGTCACGCGCTGGCGAGATTGTCACCCGCAACCGGATCAGGCACCCCGGCTTTGTGCCGCCTGTGACCTTGCAGGTCGCACAGGAGTAGCAACCCCATGCAAGACCCCAATGCTGTGACGCTGAGCGTCGACGGCCTGGATTATCGCGGCTGGAAGAATGTGCGAATTGCCGCCGGCATCGAGCGGCAGGCACGCGACTTCAGTATCGACATTTCCTGGCAGTGGCACGCCGCCGGCAACTCGATTGCGATCCGCCAGGGCGAGCTGTGCGAGGTGCGCATCGGTGACGATCTGGTGCTGACCGGCCACGTCTACGCCACGCCGGTGGACTACGACGCGCGGCAGATCACGCGCGGCATTTCCGGCCGCTCGCTGACCGCCGATCTGGTTGACTGTGCGGCGATCAATGAGCCAGGCCAGTGGCGCGGGCAGAGCGTGCAGCGCATCGTGCAGGCGCTGGCTTTACCCTATGGTGTCGGCGTGCGCAGCGAGGTCGACGAAACCGCCGCGCTGGCCGATCACACCATCGAGCCCGGCGAAACCGCGTTTGCCAGTATCGACCGCCTGCTGACGCTTTCCCGCCTGCTGTCCACCGACAACCCGGCCGGCGAGCTGGTGATCGTTCGTCCCGGTAGCGCCGGGCGCGCGGTCGACCGGCTGGAGGTCGGGCAGAACGTGCTGAGCTGCCGCGCGCCGCTGGATTTTTCCGGGGTGTTTTCCGAGTACCGCTGTGTCGGCCAGCGCGCCGGCGATGACGAGGCGTTCGGCGTCGAGGCGTCGGAAGTGTCGGCG